TGAGAAAGCTTGACTAATCCACTATTACCATATGAACTAAATGTTGTGGTGTTGCAAATAGATTCCGTACCTATTGGTTTAATTATTACACTCATACGTTTCTTCCTACATCAACTGAAAAATTTGGTAAAGATGTGGATGGTATACCCGACGTCATACCAGATGTCATATCCATACCACCATCGTAAGGAGCTGTTTGTTCATCTTCTTCTTTGTTTTTGGTATGATCGCCATAAATCATATAATCATGAACAGCGGTTACATGATCTTTGGCTACTGCTATCTTTGCTTGAACCCATGGCTCAATCATTTGTTCATCACCAAGTTGCATAGCAAGATGAAGTGCTTTATTTGCAAGTGCACGGAGTTGTGTCTTGGCCATTTCGGCTGATTCATCACTATCTTTACTACCGAGTAAAGGAACAGCTAGATCTTCATTTGTTTTTCTATATCTATCAAGAATATCATTCGCGTTAACATTGTGTTGATCGGCCATACGAAGATGATGTTGTTTTGTTGTATCATTTGATTTGTTAGCTCGAGTCATATGATCTGCTTCTTGCTTTTTATGACCGAGATATGCTTGACGATCTTTAAAATTTGTAATCAAAGATTCAGCTGATGCTTCATCAAGCTTAACTTCTTCATTTTGCTTGGCATAATAAGCGCCAAGAGCCATTTGCTTACGCTTTTCTTTTGATTTGCCGGCAAATTTTGGATTATCAGAACCTTGAAAATCTTTTATAAATTCACCGGCTGAAGTCTTTTTTGTAAGAACTTCCTTCAAAGTTTTATTTGTTGTATTTGTGGCTTCATTAACTTTTTCTGAAGCTTTAATATCTTTACGACCGTGCTTTGTTTCTTTTGGATTTGCAAGAGCATGCTTTATATTTGTAGCCTGATAAATGTCATCTTCATTACCAACACGATCCGCGTGTTCTTCACGCTCATGCTTCTTTACAAATTCTTGTTCATTTGGTGCTTTTGGTTCGTAATCTACACCAGGATTGGTACCAGTAGAACCTGGTACAATCTTTGATTTTTTTACGCCATCTAGAATATCTTTTAATAACTTAGGCATTTTAGGTTTCCTTACTCTTCTGATTCAAAATCATCGTCATCATCAAAAAAGTCATCGTCATCATCATCCTCGGGCCCGTCATTAAATATTGATTTTGCAATATTGGCTTTTTGAGTTTCAATTGCAGATGAAATTCTATCTGTTATGATAGACTTAAATGCATCTGCAAATTCAATAGGCTTTTGGCTAGAACTAAAGTTAATAAGATCCGCCAGTCTATATTCAATCTCTGTCATTATTTACTCCTATTTATTTCTTGCTACAATTTGAAGAGCCGATTTATATTTAGATTCATCTTGAATGGTACGATTATCAGCACCTTTTTGTTTCAGTTGTTTAACAGTCAATTCCGCTTGACGTAGTTTTTCCGCTTTATCTAGATCAGTCGATGATTTATCACCATCAGCATCATTATCACTTGATTGTTGATCATCCATCATGGCTTGTTGATTTTGTTGGTCCATCATTTCTTGTTGTTGTTGTTCTGAGCTCATCCAACGTGGATCACCTGAATTTATTTCAATATTTATTTCTTTATCTTGTTCTTCAATATCATCATCAGATTGTTGTAGAATATTTCTACGGGCCCATTGATGAGAATAATATTTACCAAGTAGACCACCTTGTTCCATGGTCATCATCAATTGAGTTCTATTCTGAAGCACCTCAGCATCTTTTAGTTCGGTGAAATAATTATCTTTGGCATACTTGTATTTAATTTTACTTTCAATAAGTTGCCAATCTTCAATACTCATTACTTCCTTTAATACTAATTGCTTTTCCAATACATGAGTAAATAATGTGGAAAAACGTGAACGTAAACGAGCAATTAATCTAGAGAATTTAACTTCATCTCTTGTAACTTCCGTAGCTCTACCGAGTGAAAATAGTGCATCAGAATTCAAACGATTAACTGGTACATTTAGTGTCTGGTATAATTTCTTTTGGAAATAAAGAACATCATCCATTTCACCTAAAGTTTGGCCACCGGGCAATGTAGTCACTTCCGTTCCACGACCACCTTCTCTACGAGGTAGCCAATAATCCTCAAGCATCGTCATGAATTTTCTATCATCACGAACTTCACCGGTGGCACCATCATAAATCAAACGATTTTTGTGTTTGACCATAATATCACGAACGTATTGTTCTGCTTTCATCTTTGGCAGATTACCAACATCAATGTACCAAATACGACGTTCTGGTGCACGAGCAAGACGATAAATTACCAGTGCATCTTCTAGTGTTCGAAGCTGATTAAGTGCTTTAATGGCTTTGTGTAAATATGAAAGAACCATGGTTCCTTGTGTATCTGTCAAACCTGACATTACATGAACAACGGAATCTTTGGCAATCTTTAAACCTGTGGTTGACGGACCAATAGCTTTGTTGCCGTAGTTAAAACCCTTATCATTAAAAATAAAATATTCATTTTGAATTTTTGGAATTACTGAAACACCGCCATCACTACCGCCTGGTACTCTTCGTTTAGATACTTCACGGATCTTTCTAATCTTCCGTGGGTCAACATAACGAAGTTCTTTGATACCGGCTTTTGTATCTTTTTCGTCAATTACAACATGATAATAAAGTCGACCGTCAATATACCAACGGCGATATGTCTCATATGCTTTTCTATTAAAATCTAATAAGTTAAGAACATTTTGAAACTCGTCACGGATAACTTTTTTAAGTTTATCGGATATTTCCACATCGTCAAGATTAATATCAACAATTGCTTCTTCATCAATATCAATTGATTCATTAATAATTTCGTCCACTGCAGCATCAATTTCTGGCTGCAATGACATTTCTCTATACTTGGTAACTAATTCAGCCTCAGTTCTTACAGTACCATCTAGATCAATATATGTACCATAAGAGCCGCCTGCAGCAACAACGACAGCTCCATCATCTGTCTCTTTAGGAGCAAATGATGGAGCTGCATCTATAGGAATATCTCTTTTAAATTCAAAGCCAAATAATTTCATTTATTTTTCCAAAAATTAGAAGGAAATATTTCTCTCTAATATGTTATTCAATACTACTTATACTTATTAGATTGGGGCTCTTGTACCACCCGGCATACCAGTATCAATAGGCAATGCGGTACTGCCAGTAACCAGAGGTACCCAATAATCGTATGAGAATGTTACATCAAATGTTTGAATACGATTTGTTTCATCCCAACTTAGTCCAATATTAGCAATATTGATTGGGAAAATGCCAACAAATTCATAAGATCTAAGCTTATCACCAGACTTACCATATTGTGTTACAATAGCGGATCCATTCTTGTAACTATTGCCATTACTTAGCTTCACATTACCAACAAATTGATTTATCTGGTTAGACCATGCTTCGAACATGTTTCTTACAGAAAAATCCTCATCATTGAGAACAGTTACAGTCCAATCAGAAAATGTACGATCACCCGCCAGTTTAATTTGGCGACCAAAATAACCTACATCAATTGAACCAATTGTTGCGGCAGGAATTTCAGAAGCGGTACAAGTAAAAGTAAATTTTGTAAGAGTTGCAGAATCCTCACCTATATTAGGTGAAATTACAACTTCAAACAGCGATGGTCTTACACCGCCATTTGTAAGACCTAGTTTTCTAAATTCATTAATATTAAATGCCATTTGTTTAACTCCTATTCTTTATTTATTAGAATTGACCAACGATTGTAGAGAATTGGACGCCGGTTCTAACAGCAACAAAATTCAACTGAATGAAGTTAATTGAACGATTTGGCTTAATGTAAATATCACCCCAGAATTCATTACGATCAATTCTTTCCGCTGTATTGTTTGTAGAGTCACAGACAACAAGGAAGTCTGTAATACCACGACGGGCTTGAACATCACGTAGATAAGGGATAACTAGATTTCTGAATTGTGATCTTGTAAATTCATCATTAAATTCAAATAGTGAGAATCTTGATGCATTTGCAATTGCTCTTTCAAGTGTAATGAACAAGCGACGAACATTGATACGATCAAATGCAGAAGGTCTTTTGGTACCAGTCTTGTCACCAAATAGAACGGTTCCTTGACCAGGGAATGTTACAACCGGATTTACAGAATTTTTATAAAGAAGATCTCTGCTAGATAGAGTTGGATTATAACGTAGTTTTACAATATTCTTTATTTGACCACGATTGAATCCAGCAGGTGACCACCAAGCATCATTTGTTGCTTCTGTTCTTGCACAAAGACCTGCAATATCACCATTCATTGGAACATAACGATACACATCATTATAACGGTCATACATGTACTTATATGAACTATCGGATACATAATATGTTGAATCCGCTACAGCGCCAAACCAATTGACAATTGAAGATGCTTCATTACCTGGATTTGAACGAGCAGTTGCATCATCGGGTGAAATAAATGCAATGCAGTCTTTACGTGTTTCACAAATATTTTGGATCAAGTAATTAGCAAGTTGGAAGTTATTAATAGTTTGACCATTTATGATAGTTGATCCACCGATTGGCTTACCTTGGAGTACCAGGGAAATATCAACCTGTTCTGTTGAATTAAACAGATCATATCCTGCGGCAAGAACCGAGAAAATAGAATTATTACTTTCTGCATAACCGTCAGTACCACCAGCAAAATCCAATGTAAGAGGTGTATAATTTATTGATGAGGTGATATTTGCTGCTGTAGCTGAATTTGCATTTAAACGATCATTTGCCCACCACACATATTTTGAATTATCATTAATTACTGTCTTGTAGTAAAGAGATGCACCATTTTGTGATTTAGCATCTGTTGCACGTGACAGATTTTGGAATACTTCAAGTACTGACCCAGGTGCACCTGTGAATTGACCATCTTGGTCAACAACAACTACGTGCATTGTATCGACGGCACTATTATTACCGAAATTTGCAACATAAGAAGAAGTTGCAGGTGCACCATTTGTGCGATTAGCAAATTGCCAAGATCTTGTTAGATTAATAACACTGGTATTACCATTTGTTGTAGTATTTGCAGCATAATCTGTTGAAAGCTTATAAGCTGAATCAAATCCAAGAGTGAATGTTGCAGCTGTCAAGTTTGCAGTTACCGCACCAATAGTTTTAACCATCATAAACTGTGTGCCAAGTGAAGAATTACCTACAGTAATTAAATCACCAACTGTAATTGTATTAGCAACTGTATTTGCATATGTATTAGCAGTTCCAACAACACCATCAGATGTAAAAGTAAATGTACCTGTATTAGATCCAACACTCAAAGCAAATGAACCGGTAATATTACTACTAGATTGAACGCCAACAAGAGCAAGATTTGAGCTATATGCATTAACACTGCTGCAAACCGAGATACGGAGACTGTTACCTAGGTCACCTGGATATTTAGCAACATAAAGTGTATTCGCATCAAAATTACCGTCGCGAACATTTAAATAATCAGTTCTATTTTTTACAACATTGCTCAGAACATTGGCTACAGCACCTGTATTAGCAAGGGCATTCAATGCACCAACTGTTGAAGTTGAATTGGTTGTATTTGCAGCACGAACAACATATAGACCGGTGCTATATGCCAGGAAGTTAGCTGCCGTAAAGAATGTTTCATAGTTATTAGCATTTGGTTTGCCAAATGTATTAACAAGATTTGTTTCATTGGTAATTAAAACTCGTTCACCTACAGGGCCCCACTTAAAAACACCTGCAATGGCGCCAGTTGTGGTGGAAATGCCGGGAACAATCGTTGTAAGATCAATTTCGGTAACATTTACACCTGGACTTACTTGAAATGCCATAGTAATCTCTCCTTTTTATAAAATTTATTTCAAAAGCTTTTGTTTATTTATAAAATATTGTTCTCTGGCTCATTATACGTATCAACGACCATCCAACGATCACCTGAAACTTCAATTATAATTTTTTCCTCGGTCCCATCTTGAATAAAACCAAACGGTGCAAGATCTTGCATAACTTCGTCATCATTTTTTTCACGCAAATTTGCTAATGTATTTATTGATGTGAGTTCTTTAAAATAAAGTTGATCCGATAACCAAGCAAACAGAACAAGACCCATAACCAAGTCATCATGTTTACCTGATTCTGCCTCGTATGTATTACCTTTTTTGGAAAATGTTGATAATTCATTAATAGTACTTAGATCATTAATGATTAACTGATTACCTTCAATCAAAAGTTTTAATATGGAACATCCAGTTTGTTTTACAATCTTTGTTGTTCGAATACCTTTATCAGTATTCCCACCACTAAAACCTGACGTAACTTGTTTTCCTGATCTACCGCCACCGGCAGTCGTCGTCAATACATTATCATATTCAAAATCAAAATGTAATGAATCTGCTACTTGTCCACCAATATCATTGATTTCAACAAGAATACCGGCATTATTATAGGATTTGGAAACCCTATGGATTACATCGGCATAATCTATTGGGGTCATCATATTACTTTTAAAAACACATACTTGTTTGTAAGGCATGGCACTTACGTCAAATATACTAAATGCAGAATAGTCCAGACCTTTACCTCGTGAAACGTCAGCAATACATATATATTGTTTATTCTTTTCAGGTGCATCATAAAGTTTCAAGCCATCCTTGGCATGAATAGGTGTCTTATAAACAAGTTCTTTTAATTTCCAACCAGCAATAAGAGTACCTGACGAACCTTGGAATTCTACTTCAAATTCTTGTGAGAATTTTTCGGTATCAAAGTTGATACCTGCTAATGTATCTTGTCTCCATTTTTCATCACGACCAGGAACTCTATCCCATTTCACCAAAATAGGTTTATAATTATTCTTATTTTCTAATGCATTTTGCCAAATAGCATAAAAGTGATTCAAACCATTTGGTGTTGAAACAAGAATAACCTGTGATGTATTACCAGATGAAATTGTAGGATAAACTGACGTAAAGAATTCATCCCAGTTATCAATGAATGCAGCTTCGTCAATAAACAGAAGATTAATACTGAAACCACGGATGTTATCGGCCGATGTAGCAGTAGCAAGAACTCTACTATTATTTTCAAGAACAAACGAACCTTTGTTCCATTCAAGGATACCATGCTGCATCCATTTTGGAAGATGCTGATATGCTAATTGGATTTTACCTAGAATTTCACGTGCGGTGTCCGCTTTATTGGCAAGCAAAGCTACGTTTTTATCATTATTGAAAAGAATATACCACAAAATAAAAGCGCATGTTGTGGTGGATTTACCTGCCTGACGTGAAGTCGCCATAATATTATAGCGGTTTTCGGCCATGGCTTTAAGCATTTCAATCTGATAGTCATACGGTGTAAAAGGTATTAGGCCTTTATCAACGTTGACAATCTTCATATAATTACTAACAAAATACACAACATCTTGTGAACACTTGACCATTTCGGTCACCATTTCTGGTGTCCAATTTACGTCAATCCCTGCTCGTTTCAGATTGGGATTGCCCATATAAGCTTTAAAATTTGGAATTATTTCCGCATTGGTATTCATTTTTGTTGACATCATTCTTGTGCTGTGATATAATAGTCTATGACATAATATGAATTATTTAATAGTTCTATTCCTCATGTTTTCAATCATCTTCTGTAATTCATGAGTTGAGCCAACAAATAAATTATTTGTGACTTGATTCTTTGCTTCCTCATCACGAGGTAAATCCGATTTATCAATTGATCTGATTTTCTCTTGAAGATCAAGCAATTCCCTTGAAGCATTTGCAACCGTATCCATTAATTTGGCTAATACTTCATATGCTCTGGGGTTTTGTGATTGTTGTGCAATTATAGTAAGTTTTGATATGGCATCGGTACCATTTTCAATAACCTCACGAATATTTGCTCTGGCAAATGTAAAATCTTCATCTGCAGAGTCGTCACGAGCTTGACTGATAATAGTTGATATGGTTTTACTATAGGTCTGATTGATTGGACCTAAATTTAAAGCTTTATCAATTGGATTTCCGTTATCGTCATCATTAATGTCATCATCATCCATAATCTTTTTCCATAGTAGTTGTCACGTAGCCAAAGGTATCGGTGGCTATAATATTTGCAACCGGTATTGACAAACTAGCATTTGATGTTGGTTGACCATTTGCCGTAAGTCCCGGTTGAACTTGTACCCACGCTATTGATGTAGTATTACCAACAGCACTTTGAATAGTATTACCAGTAGCTACAAAGAATTCAGTGTTTGCAAATTTAATAATTTTAGTAGATTTGACAGGTCCGTAAATATAGCCTTTGAGTGTAAAATCTAGATTCCAGACCAATGATCTACGTGTTTTAAAATCACCATCATAAACATCATCCAATTGTACATTATTAAGTACAACAGGAATATCCATCGTAACATTCATCTCTGGAATGAGATGAACTGTTGTTGTCCAATCTGGTGTAAAATAAGGTAGAATTTGTTCCACAATTTTATTGCCGTCCTCAGCATTCTTTACCAGAATACTTAGACGGAATCCAATATTATATGGAACTGGATTATATTGATATTTATTTTGAGCTTTATCGTCTGGATTTACTACAGCAATTCGATTAATTGTTTGTAGTTTTCTAGTACCATCATAATCAAACCCAGTCATTTCAAAGGCCATCATGGGTAATGGATATGTTGCTGTTGGTCGATCAATATTTGGATCTTGAACCACACGTGCTAACATCTTATCTTTTGGTCCATATGTAATAGGCACACGTTCAAGTAAAGTAACATTACCACTTACATCTGTCCTAGAAATATGAACATTATTAAAAAGAGTTCCAAAAAGTATAATATACTTGCGGATTAATGAAAAATAAAATGGTGTAGATGAAAACATTTTAAATATTTCCTTCGCTGAAAGGATCTATCTCACTGAAATCAACAAAGTCATTTGATCCCAAAGTAAAGTTATTTGATCCATTTTGAATGACATCATTTTCGGATGCTGGATCAATAACATCTGGCTTATATTGTTCTACAACAAGATAATTACCATCTTCATCTGTCAAGTTTACACCTTCCTCATCCATAATAGTATAGTCAAGAATGTTGACAGAATAATTTGTTTGAAGATTATCAATTTCAGGAATACCAGTATTAAATTGTTCATTACTGTATTCAAACAATTCACAAGTTAATTCCCAAGTTTGTAATGCACCAAATTGATAAAACATTTCAAATTTATTTACAAACTTGATTTGAAAACACTTACGGTTAAGTGGGAAATAAATTAAGTCACCTTCATTCGGTCGTACTTCATTTGTTATAATAGCAACTTCTTGATTGAATGTTCTTTGTGCTATACTGAATACAACTTGGTCTCTAATCTGTAAACCAAACTTAGACATAAAATTACCATCACCAGTAAAACCATCAACGGACTTGATATAAAGTTCAACTAAAATTGCATGATTATATTGTGATGATGCATCTTCTTCAAATAATTGGTCACGATTTACTATAACACGTGGGACATAATACATGTCCTCCCCGTAAATGCGAATTGACTCTATGATTAGATCTTCATAGAGATTCTGTTCGTTAGATGAATCGTAGTTACGAAAATAGAAATTTGTGGTCATTAGGTCGGATTAGCTTTCTTGATAATCGTTCTTTTATGAATATCAATAGAGTCAGCTTTGTATGGAATATAAACATCATGCTTTTCAGCTTGATCCATATTTTGTCCGCCATTATAGCGCAGCCCATCATATCCTTTTTTAATCAAATGATCTCGTGCAGCATCGCTTTGTGTTCCACCTTTAGATAAACCTTGGAATACTTGGTGGCCAGTGAGTTTTAGATGACC